GCCGCCGCCAATAGCCATAAGGCCTCCTTACGAACAGATAAACAAAAGAATACCCTCTTTTACAAACCAATTGGACGATTAGGCCTACGCATATCGTTCAANGCATTCATAGCTTCTTGCCGNGCAGCACCAGCCGGATTCTTCCAGTAACGGCTCAAATCAAACTGCTTTACGGGTGAAGCGTTGTAGCCAGAAGAAGTAGGAATTGCTGCCTGCTTCATCCACGCATGGTACTGCGCCGCAGTCTCATGGTCATGNATTTTNTTGTCAAGCATGATTTTTTCTACTTCTTCAATCTCGCCTTCGGACTGAATCAGTCCTTTCTTCATCAGACTGTTGCGCCGCTTCTGGAGTTCTTCCACAGCGTCACGCTCCCGCAGCTTTGCTTCCAACTGCTGAACGCGCTGCTCAGACTTGCCCACAGCATTGCGGGTGTAGTCTTCCATGTCGAGTTCGGGAATTGGCAAGTCCGGCTTGACCTTCTTGGTCATGCGGAGAAAGTCTTTGCGAGTCTCGGGATTTTCAGCCAGCATCTGGGACAGAGCGGCTAACTCATCACGAGCCTCTAGAGAAATGTTTTCAAGCGACATAGTGTTACCCTCTAAATGTCTTAAATTACACGCTTACCATCACCAGGCTTTTGGACAGCCATTCCCATTTTTCCACCCAGCTTTGACGGGCTAGACAGACCGCCGAGTTGAGCAAAGCGAGGGGTGTTGACCATAACGCCGTGTTGTTGATTGTTGTCAGTGGGTTTGCGAGGAGCCGCTGCGCCACGTGGTTTGAACAAGTCCATGATATTTCCTTACATAGGTGGGGGAGAAGGGGGTGGCATACCGCCGCCAGGTGGGGGAGGCATACCTCCTCCGGCGGGCGGCATACCTGGAATCGGCGCAGCAGACATAGCCTTCGCCTCAGGCGATGCGCCACCAGCTTGAGGAAGAGTTTGAAGCATCTGAAGAATCTCAGACTGCTGTAATTCGTTGGTCTTGTTCTTGCGCGGCCCCATCAAGCCGGACAGTTGCTTGATAGCTGCCAAGGCTTTTTGGCCTTCTGGGGATTCTGACCCAAGAGCGGGCAGTGACTGTTCCAACAAGTCCACTGCCATCCCGATGTTAATCATTGCACCTTCTTTGCTACCCATCTTTGGTTCTGGGGTAGACATAGGCGCGGACATAGGCGGGGTTTCCGCATCCGACATTGCACCAGGAGGGGGAGCGCCAGCACCAGTGGGAGGCATTGGCATAGCAGCGCCAGCAGAACGACTGCCGCCCATTAGCTCTCTCAACTTCTCTTCTGGCACACTCATAACTAACTCCTTTGGTCGCGTTTGTACCATATACAAACGGTTTGTCAATAGTGGCGGTTATTTAGCATCCAACCGCCAAATGATGTGCTGCTCTAGGCAACCAAGGGTTTCCCCTTGATTACTTGCGAGACTTACGTCCTTTACGACCTTTACGCATAATGCGCTCCTTCATCAAGGCGGCCACTTACTTACAGGGGAAGCAGCCATACCCTTTTATCGCCCTTTCGGGCAATTCTTACCGACGAGTCTTACGACCGCGTTTGTGCGATTTGTACATGAATAGCTCCTGTTGGTCAACGGCGGGCGTAATCACGCTGACTGCGCCCTGCATAGTTTTTAATCCCATCCTGACGGTATGTCAAGGAGGGGGACGCTTCTTTTCTTTGCAGAGATGATGTATTCACACGGGGCTGGTCTGCCTTGGGCTGGGTGACCCCTGCGCGGGATGAGCCTGGTGTGGTTGCCATCATTTCTCCTTGGGTGCTGGGCCTGGGGGTTTAGGTGGGGCAGAGGCGGCTTTCTCAGCCTGCGACTTCTCCATCTTCTTGAGCCTGTCCTTGAGCAATTGTTTCATGGGCGGCTCTAGCAAGTCAAGCAAAGATTCCTTGTCGATTGCCTGCGCCTTGAACAAGTTGAACGCCAGTTGCCGCAAGTCTTCTGTGAAGATGGGACTGTTGCTGTGTGCATCCACCTTGACCACAAAGTCTTTGGTGAACTGTTCGGCAATGAACGGCAAACCTTCACTGTCTTTGAAGTGCGTGTTGTCGTACGACTGCATACACTTGAGATACAGCGTAGCCAACTTCTCTAAACTGTCTTCAATCACCAGCGCACGTTTCTTGGCGCGGCTGCTACCCATGCGGGCAAGCTGGCTGGCGTGACCAGAGGAGCGGACACCCGCCTCGCCCTTGCCTTGCAGCACGTTGCCTATGCCGGATACTTCCTCAAACATCTGGTCTATCTGCGTCAACTCTTTGAACAAATCTGGCGGAATAGTAGGAGCCAGCTTCTCAACCTTGGCGTTGGGCATGTCGGTTGCCAGCAAACCGCCAGCGCGGTTGAGCGCAAAGTTCTTCTCATCCAAGATGCCCGTAAAGCCAATCAACGCCGTGGGCGGCGAGACTTGTTTGCTCAACAGGTCAAGGATTTCAGCCAGACGTTTTGTCCGCAGTTGCTGGAGGTAAACCAGACGCGAGACTTCTGACTGACCCCAGTAGTAGTCATACAGCGGGTTGGGGCAAACCTGGATAAATGGCAGTTCGCCTTTCAAGAAGACTTGCTCACCTGGGCGGTCATAGATGATGATGTCTGGGTCAGCGCGGGTGACCACTTGGTAGTCAGCGGTGTCATCGTTCCACACCCACAACTCAATCATCTCCACAGTCTCTTCCGACACGGTGGCCTTGTACTTGTTGTTGCCAGCAAGGTCGAGGTTGACGTTACCGTACATGGTCGGGTTGGACGCAGACAAGATGATGCGCTCTACCCCGTTGGCTACTTCTGTGCGCTCATGCTGTGTGGCGCTCACACGCTTGACAATGGCATCCCGCTGCGGGTGTGCGTACAGCCGTGCGTACAACTCAGACTTGGTGATGTAGTAGCTCTGGACAATAGCCTCTTGCCTGTCGGTGTACGGGGTATCTTCCCGCAACACGCCCATGCTTCCAGGCTCCACCATGTACGGGTGGATGCCGTTGTTCATTATGAGTTTGACAAAGGTCGAGGAGTAAGCCAGCGACCAAGAGACTGCCTGCGAGAACACCTGGTCAGCATTGCTGTTGAGCCACTCATCGTTGAGTGCGCGGGTCAGCGTGGGAATCTTACGATGTTCCAGCTCATGGACTGCCGCACCCAGGTTGATAGAGAAGCGGGTTGTCTCTGCTGAATACAGAAACGAGGTTAGCTGGTCAATGTGCGGAAAGATTTTATTGAAGATGGCGGGCGTCTCACTAGGCCCGTTCCCAAAGAGATACCAGCTTCGCAGGGAAGCATAGTCAGGGCGGCGCTCTTCCCGAGATACCAGACACTTTTGTATCAGGTCAAGGTAGAACAATTCCCTCTGTAGTGGCTCTTTGGGGATTCTCATGGTTTAGGAACCGTTAGGTTTTCGTGGTCAGCATAATAACTTGCGGGCTTTGGCCCTGTCAAATTGCCCGCCTCACGGGGGTTGATGCCCACAGCTTCCCCTGCTACAGACTTGAACTGCCCGCCAAGGACTGACTTCATGTTGATGCTCCCCCCGTTACCCCAGATAGCGGCATCACCAGCCCGTCCTTCCCTCTGCTTTTGGCTCTCATTCTTGTTCTCAAAGTGTTCACTGGCGGCTGTAGCCTCTGCATATTGCTTGTCAGTGAGCTTATTCTTGCGTTTGAGGTAGCCAGACTGGTGTTCTCCCTCTCTGGTGGACTTGATGTCGGTCATATCAAAGTCTTTTGCCAATCCATCCAGTGTTTTGTCTGTCTTGGTGGTCTTTGCGGACTTTATCCCCACTGGTTTGAGGTGGATGATGGAAATGGTGGCCTTGCAGTGTTTCATGGGGCACTCAGGCTCCCATGCTTCAAATACACCGTGTGATTCGCAGTAGTAGTCTCTCAATATAGCCATAGTTACCCTCTAAGTGCTTCCTGTAGGTCAATTTCACTGTAATCATGGCGGTTGACCATTCCAACCTTGATTTTTATGCCGTCTGGCGTAACTTTTAGCCCCATTCCAGGCATCATGGCGGGCTGTGACTCCCGTCTGTACTCCACAAAGCGGGTGTTGTCTTTGCGGCGCATGACCTTCACGTTGCCCTCTTTCCACTGCTGGTAGGCCTTGCTNACCCGCAATTGCATNATTTCGGTCTGTGGATAAGTCCTGTGGATAAATACTTCATAGAACTGCACGGTACTTATGCCCGCAAGACGGCAAAACAAGTCTATAGAGATGCCTCTTTCCTTGTCTTTTACAAACCGCTTCATCTGCCGAAACAGTTCTTGTTTGGTTAAAGCCTTCACGAGCCGTACATCCCAATTCTTTTTAAGTAGTTGCTGACATTGGTAGCTGTGGATAACTCTTCTGCTGACCGCATTTCCTTTGCAACACTAATCTCGCGGGTGAGTTTGGCGGCTATCAGGCGGGGCTGGACTTGCTCTGCGTAGGCTACACAGGCCAGCGCGGCGGCAATCACCCTGTCATCCTTGGCTCTGCCAGGTGCGCCTAT